TCTAAGAGTCTCATGTTTTTATAAACTCTAATCAAACTTTCTGAACCACTAAATTTCATATAATCAGTAGTGCCGCCACTAGCATCGTCTGTTTGGATATGTATATTTTTATCGTCAGCTTGATTTCTGATATATAAATTACCAGTACTATTATTTAGCCACATATGAGAACCAGAGTGCATGAAGTAAGCATCTTCGTCAGCTCCTGCTAAAAATTTACCATTATCTACTAATAGTTTTAAATGACTACCACCAAATTGAAGACCACTTTCACCATTAATAGTTGTGCTACCACTTGCAGTTAGCACGTTGTTATTAGTCATTCCAGAAACGCTTGTGATTGTACCAGATGATGGTGTTACTAACTCTAATTCTCCTTCTGAAGCATTCAAAGAAAGAACTTTTCCATGATTACTTACATTGTCTGGGTCAATATCTGCTATATCTTTTAACAGAGTATCATAAGCTTGAACATTTGTACCAATTACCAATCCTAAATCAGTTCTTACACCAGCAGCACTTCTACCCTCTACAGTATTAGCATCTGTAAATCTAGCGTATTCTTGAGCTGATGGAGTACCGCTTGTATCTACTAGTCCACTAATTCTAGATGTTACATGGTCGTATATAGCATTACCAGTTGCTAATGTAGTAGCACCATTTGATACTGCTGCAGTTGTAACTGTAGAGCCAGTAATTTCAACCATACTTGCGGGGGAATTATTAGCATCATGTATATACAACTTTTCAGTTGCATAGTCATATGCCAACTCATATGGTTCAGTATTACTAGTAGTGGGTGTACCACTACCACGTTTAATCTTAATTACGTTAGACATTTAACTCCTTAACTAAAAGTACCGCAATCTATTGTAGATGATACTAATTTTGCACTAAAATCGCCTTGCTCATATCCTTCTACAGCATTGTTGGTTTCTACAAGACCGTTAACAGCAGATGGTGCTGAATCTAATTCGTCATAAACTTTCCAAACACCGTCTGTAGCATCTCTAAATATTCCAGTGTATTTTGTACCAGAAGATACATATTTACCATATACACCTATATCTTGAGAGTCTGCACTATTACCTGAAGCTAATTCCATTTGCGGGTCTTCTATTGTTACTGTTGTAACATTTGTTGTTACGCTAGTTCCGTCTACCTGTAAATTACCAGGTATTCTTATAGTTGATGATGAACCACCAATGTTAACAGTATTTGCTCCAGCACTACCATAAATAGTTTTAGTTCCACTATTTGAACAGTCAATATTTACCATTCCTGCTAAAGATGTAACAGCTGCTCCTAAACTTATTGCAGTACTACCTACAGTTAAAGAACTATTTGCTAATTTAGCATTAGCAATACTTCCTGCTAATTGTGCATTTGATACACCTAATGGTTTAATATCAACTTCTCCACCAGCTGTTACTTCAAAGTCTGCTGTAGCAAAAGATGCTAAACCAGTTGTTGATACTGTAGCAGCAGGAATCAAACCTTTTGCATCTTGTGAATTACCTGAAGCGTCTCCATAATAAAGCCTTGGTCCGTTTCCAGTCGTCTGAACTCTTAGCCCTAATTCTCCATAAACAAGAGTAGGTACTGCATTTTCAGTATTACTTCTTTTGATTTTAATTGTATTCGACATTTCTTATTTCCCCTTTTTAAAAGCCGTCTCCGCCGTCTATGATTTCTCCCTCCATAACGACACCGCTTTCTACGTTAAATGTTACTGTATCTCCCGATACAGCTGTTGTTATCCCTGTTCCCCCTGTTAAGGTTAAAGTCTCTCCTTCAGTAATTTGACTATTACCACTATCAGCTGCTGCTGTAAAGCTAGTAAAGCTACTTCCTAAGGTATTTTTATTGATAGTTACCTGTGATTGCTTTTTATCAACAACTACTTTTCTATCGCTTTTTTGAACTATTACTGTCATCTAGAAACTCCTTCTATTACCGTTACAGTTCCTTCTAAATCTCTATGCCATTTATTAGCTGAATCTTTTCTATACAAATCGTATACATAAGATGTGTTTGTTAGTGCTAATGTATTAGCAGCAGTCAATTTTAACGCAACTCTTCCAGTTCTTCCAACTGCCCCACTATTTGGAGTATCATTATCTGTGTCTACGGCAAGTAAATCAGTTGTAAAAACAGCTGCCTCAGTACTTACTTCAGGAGATCGTTTAATTTTTGCTAAAAAATGAGGAGCTGTAGTACTTGAACCACCGTTATAACCAGATAAATCAATTACACCGCCTGCTGCATCTTTTAATTGTATTTCTAAACTAAAATCAATTCCCTGCTCTATCTCAATATTATGCTTTGCTGCTGCCATATTTTCTCCTACATAGGATGTTGTCTAATTGCATAATTAGACCCATCTCTTCCTTGATTTTTAAATCTTTTTGCCATCATAACACATTCTTTGTATTCTGCTTTGTAATATAAAGCTGTTTTCGGATTACCTCTTTGAGCATGAAGCTGTTCTAATACTCTATACATAATTCCATCGTGGAATTGATTAGGGTAAGAAGGAGTTTCACTTAAATCTACGCTAGCTACTGGGCTTATTGTAAACTTTGTTCCTTTCTTCTTGTAATGAATTGTAATTTTATATCCACTGTCAATCTCAGAAGTTGCTAAAGATGTAATCTTATCTTGAGTAAAATCCCATTTACCTACTAATATCTTATTATCACGTATTGCATAGACTAATTCGTCTGTTGGCCAATCAAATTTACTTGCTAATGTCATTATATGTCCCAATCCGTATCTGTTATATGTCCTAAAATTCTTTTTACTTGCTTACCGTAGCCTTCTGCTCCATAATCTACTCGTGTAATTTCCAACACGTCATCTGCAACTAAATTAACTCCCCCTGACTCTACTTTAAAGTCTGATAAATCATATCTTCTTTTATTTGCAGTTGGAGATACATCAGCAAAGGAAGTAAGTAGCCCTGGTACTTCGCTATCAAATTTATCCATAGCTCTGTTTAACATAACTCTAATTTGAGTTTCTCCTACATCAGGAAACTCTTGTTGTATAATTTCTATCATTTCTTTTTGTGTCATTAGTCCTCTCCTCTTTTACCAGATGAACCTATAAATGTTGCTAAAGCTGTTTGATATTCAGCTTGCAATAATTGTAAATCTTGTAATTTCAATCCATGCTCTTCGTTATCGTCTTGATACTCGTTTAATTCTGCTAACCTTGCTTTAATTGCAGTTTTTAATATTATTAAATGCTCTATTTCATCGGGAGCTCCAACAAAATTAGATAAATCATTATCAAATGTTATTGTTGGATAATTTACGTGCTCTACTTTACATAAACTTGCATGAGCAGGTTCTACAAAAACCTTACCTCCAAATTTCCAATATACTGGAGACTCAACTGTTGCTTCATAGATACTTGGTACACCAGCATCCGTTGAAAGATATCTTTGTCTATCTGCGTATCTTACTTCTTTTGCTGCATATCCATTTCTATTAACTCCTAATATTCTAGAAGATGTAATAGCTGCACCATTTTGACTTGAATCTTGCGTTTCTGTACTAAGACTCCACAACATCTCTATAGGAAGTACATTTATAATCTCTTTTGCTGCGTCAGTTGCAAATTGCCCTATTGCTACATTATCTACAGTAATATCCTGTAATAAATCTTTAATCCTTGTTTTTACGCTACTATCAGCCATTTTCTTTTCCTTTTTATGAGGGGGCTATTGCTAACCCCCTCAGTTCAACTATTATGTATTAAAGTTCAAAATAGCGTGAGTTTCTGAAAGAGAAATCTCAAGACCTGCTTCTGTAAGAATCATGTCTTTTCTTCCATCTGTTTCTGCTAGTTGAATATTAGTCATAATATGAGTGTCTCTGTTAACACCATTACCAACTAGTGGTCTATAAGCGACATTCTTTAGATCAATCACAATAGCGTGATTAGCCCAAGGGCCTCTTAATAGTGGTTCCATAACAAAGTTTAAAGTACCATATAAAGTACTAACTTTAGTTACTTGAACTCCCTGGAACATTCCAGCGTCTTTACTTACTTGTACACCATAGTGAGATGATGAATTTGCATCACCGCTAGCCATAGTATTTCCTAAGAAAGAACTACTACCTAGTTTGTTAAGCCAGTTCATAATTGCACGAGAAGCTAAAACAAGCTTTGAACCACCTGCTCCAGATTCTGCGTCAAATAAGTCTGACATTGCATCTACGAAATCATCGTAACCTGAACTATTATAAGTAAAGTTTTTAATTTTACCATGAATTTCAGTGTAAGGTAAGATACCCCATGTTTTACGTTCTGACGCAGTAGCTGCTCCAGGCGCATCATCTGATAATCCGTAACCGAATAATAGAGCGTTTTCAATGTCCATCTTATGTTCCATAAGTTTCTCTTTGTAAACTCTCATGTATTCGTTAGAGTCTCCACGATAACGTGTAGCTAGAGCTGTACCAGAAAATAGAGGTACTGCAGTCTTAAAGATTTGACAGTATCCTTCTTCTGAGTAGAACTCATCTCTAAACCCTTCTGGTGCTCCTGTTCCTTCAGCCCATGCTGAACCAATTACTTGGCCTACTGCATTTGCTGCAAACTGTAAAGTATCATTAGCATCAGCAGTTACAATACCCTTAGGGCTTGAGTCTGCGTCAGGTTTGTACAGCATTTTAATAAATTTTGCTGTTGAGATATCTTTACGTGCTCCTGTATCGGCTGTTCCGACCATTGTTGCAATTTTGTAATATACTATTACTGGAATTGCACTACCAGAGCCATCCACTTTAAATTGTCCTTCTACGGCTATCACTTGACCAGGTGTTAAAAATTCTGGTGCTGTGTTAGTGCCAACCACTCTTCCGTACTTATCATAATCACAAGTTAGATAGAATGCCCAGTTGTCAGCAATATCTAATGAAGCGTCATTAGAGCTCCAAGTTTTTGCTGTAACAGCTGTTTCTACTTTAAAGTTTCTACGTTGCCATTGGTGTCTTTTTTCCAAAAATTTGAAAACAGGGTCATCAGTTGGCTTTTTAGCTACTTTTGATAAATACGCAAAGAAAGGTGAACTAGCTGGATTTAACTCTGCGACTCTTTCACCGAAGTTAAAGACTCGTCTTCTGTCATCAATGCTAACCTGTCCCGCTGGGGAAGCTGCACCGATTGATTGTGAGTATACTTCATTCGCCATTTTTATTCTCCTTTATTAGAATATATTTGTTTTATTAAAATCATCAACCATAGCGTCCATCATGACATCTTCAGTTGATTTGTTAGGCGACTGCACACTTTGGCCTTGCTGAACTCCTATTGGCTTAGGAATGCTGAGTTTCTCACTTCTTTGTTTCATTTGATTCGCTTTCTGTTGAGCTTGTGGAGCTACCTGTTGTTCCTGCGTAGCTTGCTGTGGGACATTTCCCATGTTCAACTGATGAAGTTTCACCAAGTTATCCAAAGACAATGAATCTGGAGAGCTCATAGATTTGATAAAATCATCTGCTTGTTCTGGTGTGTAGCCATGACGACCTTGCAACTCAGCAAGAGTTTCTTGATGTTGCTGCTTAGCCATTTGCTGCTCTGCCTGAATTTGCAATGCTTTTTGTCTATTCTCGTCTTGATTCATTAAGTAATCACTCATACTATCCATATAGTTTTCTTTTTCTGCAATATACTTCGCAGAAACACTATCTGGATCAGCAAGAGCTTCGGAATAATCATAATCCGCTGGTTTCACTGGTTTAGTAGGTTTAACTAAAGTAGGTTCCTTAGTTTCCTCTTCGACCTTAACAGATTGTTGTTTTAAAGCTTCCATTTCCACTTTTAAAGCTTCTACTTCGGCTTTGTTTTTATCTGCTTGTGATTGCCAGTATTGAAATTGACTATCATTATCCTTTGCTTCAACATTATCAGAAGTACTTAAAGGTTCATCCTGGACAAATTCGTCTTCTCTTGCTTCTACTTCCTCTTGTACGAAAGGGTCGTTATTTGCAAGGTTAAAGACGTCATCAAAGATGTCTTCTTGAGTGGGGGTCGAATCTGCAATCTGTTCTTGCCCTTGCTCCTCTAATGTATTGCTATCTATTTGGTTATCCATTTTATTCTCCTACGTTAACTCTCATCTTCATCAAAGATATTGTCTGGTCCTTCCTTTGGAGCTTCCGAGTTCATTAACTGTTTTTGTTGATCTCCTAATCTAGCTTGGAATAAGCTAGATGCCATATCAGCTCTATTAGACACCTTATCTAATGTTGAGCTAAACTTTTCAACCTCAAGACGTTTCTTAGCATGAACCGCTTCTCTATCTGCAGTTTGCAAGTCGCCTCGAACTTTCTTCAATTCTTGTTCTAATTGTTGATTCTGAGCTTGTAGTTGTTGCATTTGACCTGAACGCTCTAACACACCTTCTATATCTACTATCTCAGATTTCTTCAATACTTCTACTTGGTCTATTAATCCCATCTTGTACATTTCCATATAGTTATTTAATAGTGCCATTCTATTTGTTGGCAATGTAGACCCAGAAACAACAACGATATCATATGAACCAGCAGATACATCGTGGAATTTAGCAACATCTCCATTGGTATCTTCTGCATAGAAATTAAATCGTTCTTCTTTTTCTGTTCCATTAGGTTGTACAAGTCTTATAACCTTTTCTTCTGTATATAGTTGCTGCATTAAAGGAATAGCAACTTTTCCAAGTTGATTCAATGCATCTTCTATGTCGTCTCTACGAGACTTAATTCTTCTTTGTCCGAACTCATCTACAACTATTGTTCCTCTATAAGTAGATGGTGCTCCTTTACCCCCGCCTTGCATCAACTCATAGATTCCAAAACCATATTCTAAGTCAGATTTTGCGTCTGCTTCATTTTTATATAATTCATTAGGCAGTGGAACTGGTCCTGCTACAATAGGTGCTCCTAATTCAGCATCAAACTCAATAACAGCCGTTCCTGCTCTACCCCACTCTTCTTCAATTTGTCTTTTATCTACCGAACCTCTAGGTATTAATAGCTTTACATTAGTACTAGAACTAGCATGAGATATAATTAAAGAACGAATCTTGTTAATATATTCTTGTAAGGGTCTATAAAGACGTACATCCGATTCTGGATAAGGCGTACGTAAGTGAACATTCATTATAGGAACAATAGGATAGTCTTCACAAGGCAATATTCTATGATATAATAAAGAATCTCCTACACTTGCAACCATCTTAATTCTAGGAACATCTACTTCATTAGACATTATCTGTTCTAAACCTATCAATTCCTCTGCAGTTGTAGGTAAGATTGCAGTTGTAGTCCCAGGAATACCATTTTCATCTTCTTGACCTGGAACTCTTACTGGTTCTTGAGGTACGGGTTGTCCTGTTTGAGGGTCTAATTGCATTGGAGGCATTGCTAAATGAAAAAGAGCTCCCTCTTCTTGTAATGTGTTCATTAAATCTTCGACAGCTTCAGGCTGCCATATAATTGTTTCTTCTCCAGTTACTTTTCTCAATCTTACATATAAACTTTGCTTATATTGTTCGTACTCATCTACGTCATAGACATACTCTCTATTTGCAAATGGTTCAAATACGTTGTAATACTGGTGAATTTCTCTTGTATAACGCTCTAAATATCTTCTTACTGTGTGAGCTCTATCTTCTACGTCTCCAGGGAATGTTTGACTAGACTGCTTACTAAGGCTAGTAGTAGGATAATCGTCAGAAGCTTCTGGCTCTTCAGCTGCATTAGCTATAATATCTGAATATTCTGGATAAACTTGTTCTGCGTGCTCGTCTGTCATATACTGAGCATAAATAATATGTGCTGCGTCTCTACAGAATTTATCTTTAGAGTTAGGGTCTATATATAAATTCAATGGATCGCAAGCTTTTATCATAACTTCGCCTTTTCCAAGGTCTGCATCAGGGTCTTGATACACTTGCATTACTCCCATACCACCTACGTAGTAATCGTCTATAGCTTGTTTTAATTCTAAATCTCCCTGTGATATTTCCCACATATATTGAAATAGGTCTGAAAATACTTTTGCAGTACGTCTGTCTGAATCTTCTCTACCAGTTGAGCGAAATTGAGGAGAGTTATATGTTAGTAAAGACTTGGCTGTTTCTACGATAGGGTGAATACGATTTACAACAATAGGAGCTTGACCTTTAGCTTCAAGCATTTCTTGCTGCTCTTTTGTCCATTGAGCTCCAGACCTAAATTCTATTGCTTCTTGAAACTTTTGAGCCCAAGTGTCTCTTGATGTATTGTATTGAGTCCAAAGTTCTTTAGATTCCTGAACTTCTTTATTGATTTCTCTAACTTCGGGATTTTGAGTTTTATGGTCAAAGACTAATTTTAAGTCTTCTTTATTCTGCTTTCTCTTTTTTGCCGAGTTTCGATTTAAATTTGCCATGCCTTTTATTTACCTTTATATAGTTAGTAGGTACTTCTATTTCATTTATATTATCCATTTTATCTATAAATTCATCAAAGTCCATAGCATATTTAGTCATATTTATTGTTTTTGCCATAAAAATCGTACTCATATTCTATAACAATTTTTTAATGAAAGTCAAGGATTATTTTAAATAAGTTTCCAGTCCACTATTTTTCTATAAAAAGGAGTATCTTCTTTTTGTTCCTTTTCAATCTTATCGTGGGTAGGTTTGTATGCATTTTTATTTGCATAGAATAGTCCATCTAACAAGTCGTCATTCTTTCCTCTAGGGTATAACATTAACTCGTCTTCTAGTTCCGTCATATTTTTTTTCATATAAACTTTTTTATTAGCAAAGAGAGGCTGTAGACTTTCTAAACGATATGATTTCGATGTTCTTGGGTTTTCTTTAATCTCAAGCCCTGGTATGAAAAGCTTTAACTTTTCAGCTTGTTCTTTAATGTACTGTCTTAGCATCTCCTGATAACCGACAGACTCAATTCTAGTCTTCGTGCTTTTATATAATTTAAAATTCTCTATAATGTTATCTGCAAGATCAAGAGGGTTAGCTCTTTTTCTATAATAAGGAAGGCAAAAACGATTATTGTCTTCGTCTATAGCTATATTGAATATAACAGAATAGTCTGCTGTTTTCTTTGTACTACTAGCAGGGTCGACACCAGTAAATACATTTACAGGTCTAACCTCAGTAACTTCCTCACCATTAATGTTCGTCAGTACGAGGTTCGACAACCCTGCCCTGTCTGTTTCAATGTATCCGTCATACCATTGAAAATCTTCAGGTCTAAATAAGTTATCCTCGTCTCCTACAATTTGACATAAGTATTCTCTATAAAATACAGATAGTCTATTAATACTATCTAACTCTTTCTTCTTTTGTTCTAATTTATCTATAGGCCACACCTCGTCCCATAATGGAATCTTTTCTTCTAGGTTAGGTCTAAACTCTAAATTGCTCCACCCGTCCATATCTTTCAAGGTCTCCACTAAGCAGCGTTGATGCTGGGGAGTACCGATAACACATATCTTCCCACGAAGGGGGTCCAGGGATGGAACACCAGATTGTAGTAGCCAACGAAGATTAAACTCCATAGCTTCTGCAGTCTTCGTATTGACTTCATCTTCTGGGTCGTCCAGGATAAGTAATGTTGGTCTTTGGTTTCCATGTTTGATTCCACGTAATTGCTGTCCTGTTCCTTTGCATATAACGATAGAACCGTCTTTTAATTCTATCTCATTGTTACTCCATTTCCTTGCTGAATGCTGTCCCCAGTATCCAAAAAAATATCTAAACTCTTTAGAGTAGTCTAGCACGTCTTTTATCGTACCTAATAATTTAGTAGCATGGGATTGTGTACGAGATACTAATACAATTACCTTTATGCCTTCGTCAAACATTAAATGAAAAAGAGGATATACACCAGCAACAACAGAACTCTTAGCGTGTCCTCTAGGAGCAATGATGTTGATTTGTTTTATACTGTTATCCTGGAGCGTTTCGGTAATAGTATAATGAAACTTAGGAGATTCAGAGCTGAACATATTAGGCATAACCATTCTTCCGAACAATAGCATGTCCTCTTGCATCTTACGCATAATCTCTCTTTTATCGCTCATTTTTTTCTTTCTTTAAGTATACGCATTGATTCTACATTTATACCTTGATCATTCGCAACTGCGTACAACGTATTTAGAAAAATTGTCAATTTCTCTTTGTCCCTATGCTTTACTACTAGTATCTTTTCCATCCTCTACTTCCTGTACCTTTGTGGCAGTTAATTTCTTCTTTTGCTTTTCAAAGTTGTCTTGTATTTGATGTGTGATGTCTAATTCTAGTGTATCTGTCTGTGTTTTAGATTTTGGCTTCATATCTAAGAAATCGCCCAACTCTTTAGCAGCACGAATCATATTACCACTATCTTCTTTCACTTTAGCTACCTCGATAGCGTCCTTCATTGTATCTAGCACAAATCCTTCATCAATTCCACGTTCATCTAAGACCTCTTTCATCTTATCCTTAATCATTTGCTTCATTCCTTTAGTTTTTAATAATCTTTTTACGCTCCATACGGGTTCTTTATGGTCTGGCCTATACATTTGCCCTAGTTTGTAGAAATCTGGCGTTTTTCCTGCCATTACGTACGTTATATAAGCATCTAGTACATTAGTTGTTCTACTTCTTTGCAGTTCTTGCTCCATATAGCTCTTTTTTGACACTGAACCATAGCTTTGAGTCTGATAATGGGGTATAAACTCTAGCTTAGACTTCTTTGTAACCCATTGTTTACCATATGGGAAGACCATTTCCGTCCCTTTTTCGTATTCGTTCCTTGCTATACACTCTGCAACGTATCCGTCATCAGATAATCCCCAGTCTCCTGGCCTACAATCCTTCCACCACACTGTTTTCTTAGAGTAATCACTCTCTTTGTACACAGGGTAGTCTACAGGCTTGTAATTATTTATCTTCAGCTTTCTCGTGATTAGCGTCATCTCTGATTTCTTCTTCTTTTTTGTCATATTTGTTCTTTAAATAGTCTTTAAACTCTTCTGTATCCTCTTTGAATGTGATGTAGTCGTCTGTCAACATATCTGCTGTGTATATATGTTGTTTCATCTGACCTATCTCCATAGCTAGACTCTGTATGGTTGCCATCATTTCCTTATATGTTAACTTTGTTCTCTTTTTAGTACTCATTATTTCTCCTCTACTTAGTCTATATAGACTAACTTACTTAACTAAATATATAATACTTAGTATCTATGATACTAAGTATGTAGTCTATATAGACTTCATCTATATAGACTTAGTATATAATAAAACACAACATCAATTCTTTTCAGGAGCATCACCATTTTTTATTTCCTCTTTAGTAGTAGCAATTTCTATCTGAGCTATAACATAGTCATGCATACTTAAAACAGTTTCATCTACTTCGTCCATCATGACTTTGATCCATTTCTTCTTCTCTTTGTCATAATACTCTAAATTATGTTGTTTCTGTTTTTTTACCATTACCCTAATATAAGTCCTTTTTAAAAAAAATCCTAAAAAATTATCGTAGAATGCGTGCACTTGGTAATATAACAATCTACCCCCCTTCATATTTGGACACCCTTTGTCTTTTTAGTTGAAATTTATTGGCTAGGTTGAGTCTTACTAGACATTAAGTTAAAAACCTAGTGATTAAGGGACTAGGCAGTCTACTTTTAATCCCCACCTGAATAGGGATATTGATTAGGGATAAGGTATATAGGTATGACGTTTGTATTAGTCTTTATATAATACACAGCACTTGTATTAATGTTAAAACCTTTTTTGTCTTGTTGGTGTGGCTTGTTGATAGTCACCATATTGGTTAGGAGTTGTTATGTGGTTTAGATTTCGTGAGTTGTATCGTTTCGTTGGCACATCATATTTTTGGGCAGTATTCCACTGCCCTGATAGTGAGCCATTGCATTACGATAAAGACGGTTGTCCTTGTTGTAGGGACTTCTTTCGTTTGTAGTTTATTGGTATTTGGGCTCTAGTGATAGGGCTCAAATATCTTTTTCTTTATGAGTTATTTATGTATGCAATGTCGTGTTGCCTATTGTGTATCGTTCAGTCACAGACAAAAAGAACAACTAGGTATAGTAAGATACACTTTGGAAGAGCAGAACATCAGAGCGTGTTCTGATACATAAATAACTCAATAGTTTAATAGTTACCTTCTACCAGAATACAATTTGTAGCATACAGTTGAAAGCCTGCGGTAGTGACAAGTCCATTATATTACACAGACGTGTGTTGAGATGAGTAGGTAACTTAAGTTTTTTCTTTTTGGTGTGTTATCAGAGTCTAACCCTCTTGTAATAACTTCATACACGACATAGTGTGCTCAATATAGCAATATATAGGAGCGGACACGGTGCATAGTAGTTGGAACACACCAAAAGATTAGAGATAAGTGTAGTGATATTAGCGTGAACTAATATTGTTGATAGTAGATATGCTAACTGCACTTAACTCTTAAAGATTTTGTTTTTATGATTAGTTAAAATAATAAAGGAGAAAATGATGAATTTAATTCAAATATTAAAAGAAAAAGAAAGTATAAAAGATGACGTATTAATTCAAGCGTCAATAATATACGCATTAAGAGTAATGGAATATGAACAAAAAGACGTTCCAGTAGACCTAGATATACTTGATTATCTTGACCACCACCAAAAAGAGTGGTTATTTGAGAATGATACAAAGTATGTAGGAAATACTCCAAATGAACAAGACATAATTTATTGTAGAGATTACGTAAGAAATCACTACAAAGAAAGAGAAAAGCAAGGATTCAAGCAGAAAGAAGATGATTTGCCTTTCTAGTGATGACAATAAACTAGAGCCTTAATGATAAAGATTAAGGCTTTTGTCTTTTTGCTTTTTTTTAAATAATAAATATAAAGGAGTAGTTATGTATACAATTACATTTAATGGAGAACCAACTTCATTTGTTTACAGTGCCTCTAATGCCTTTGTTGCATTACAAAGATTTAGAGCAACCCATAGATATGTTGTTAATAGCAATGTTGTATTGGGAGTGATAAAGGGAACGCAATAATGCGTTGCCCTATCATATATAAATCAGATTTAGTATCATATGTGCATAGTCTAAATAAAAAAGTGCCTATCACTAAAATACGTGCTATGAAAATTAGTCAATTAAAAGCAATATGGTATTCAAGAAATCAAAGATTTTAAAGTCAAAGAGATTAGGTAGTTCTTTTCAAGGGCTTAAAACTTAATCTCAAAGACTTTTTTCTTTGTAGTTTTTTTTATTTTAATATAACATAAATAGGAGATAATATAATGAAAGTATATTACCAATTAGTAGACAATAACGACCAATCCCTAACATCAACTCAAGCAGACGTAGAGAGCAAATTATTTGCAACTGCAAAACTTGAAAAGGGAGAGACTGAATTTGATATGGAGAGTTTAAAATCTCAAGCAACTGCAAAGGCAGAGCAAATTCAGAAAGCAAGTAACTTATCAAGACCTTTTGAACTTAAATCAGAGTATGAAAGTCAAAAAGGAAATCGTGGGTTATTTTTCGTAGTTCCTGACATAATTTAAGGGACTTTTAGAGAGTGGGAGAGCATATCTCCCACACCCTCTTTTTTTAAAATTGTGTAGGCTCTGCCTACATAGTTTTTATCAAATCCAAACTCCTAAACAAACAAACATACTCGTGTTAGAATGTTTTTATCTTTAGGAGTTTTTTATTTAAGAATATCTCATTCTTTGGTTTCGCTAACCGTTGTTTGAGATAGGTTATTAAAACCTGTGAATAAAGCACGCCAGTGGTCGTGTGCTACAAATTCAGGTAGAATAATTACTGGTTACAGATTGGGACTGCTATAAGTATAGAACCAAGCCAAAAGGCAATTATTCGTAGTATGATGGGAAACCCACTATATCAAGAAAGGTGGTTAGTAGCACGATTATTGTAAGCATAGTCAACAAGGTCAACACAGTAGAGCCTTGCTATGCAATATATAATGTATCAACGATTTAGGAGTAGGAATACTCAATTCAAACTAAACAACGATATGTCTGATAGGGCTATATATTCAGTAATGCTTCACTTGCACTTGCAAAGCAAGAGTAGGAGCAAATAAATCAACATACTTGAGAGTGAGCCAAATCTCTCTAATAATCATTCTTAAAAGCAAAATACAGTAGATCGGTCAGACGATTTATTGTATTTTGCAAAGTTATTGTGTAGGCTTCGCCTACATAGTTTTTGACGTATAAGGCTTTGCCTTATGTTTAAATAATAAAGGAGAAATGCAAATGATAATCATAGACGATACAAACACTTGCAAAGAGTGTAATGCGTATTATGTAGATAAAAACTATTGTGTTAATGGGCATTACATAGACGCACTTGAAAAAGCAATTATACTATTAGATGACAATCCAAATATCACAGATGAATGCAATGGTATAATAGTTTCAAATGAACCAGAAATTTCAGAAACATTATTTCAATTAAAAAAGGAGATAGAAAAATGAAAATAGAAAGAGACACATCGGGTGTTTATGAATATAATGGATTAAATAATACAATGGATAACAAACATTGTATATTTTACGAAGAACTTAATTACCTGATAGAAAAATGCGGAGAAAATGGGAATGTTTTAATGGAAAAGTTGATAAAAGTTAAACAAGAACTAAATGAACCTGCAATAGTAAGTATATTAATTACAGTAAAAGGAAAATAAAAATGAACGATAATAAAATGTATGAGAAATATCCAATGCCACACATACCTACAAAAGAAGAAATTGAAGATACACAAACAAACCAAGAGTATGTAATAAGAACTATGAACGATTGGAAAAAGAAATCAGCACAAGATTTAGATAGATTTCTTGAAGAAAAGTTAGAGAACTATGTAGGAGAAATGTTTTGGCTACAAAATGCAGGCAAAATACTTATTACATCAAATGGAGATATTGATGAAATAACTATGCAAGGAGAATTTAACGAAGAAATTGACATAGTTAAAGGTTGGATTAAAGAATGGAAGAGTGACGGTAAACTTGAACAAGATTTACATAATTCGGAAATAGACCTAGAGAGATTAGAAAATCTTTATGGATTAAAAGATTGTCAAGAAGACATATTAAAGTTAAAAGGTAGGATTGAACTACTACAACAATTAATAAAGGAGCAAAACAATGAATGGAAATAAAGAAAACCTAAGACCAGGTTCTAATGACCCAGTATATTGCAGGGGATTATCTAAAAAAGACTACAATGTTGCAATGCAAATGATAAGACGTAATCTTGTAACAGATAAAGAACTTGTTCAAGCGGGTAAGATGTTACCACCATCAGAACACAAAGGTAGACCAGTTAGTGAAGCATTTAAATGGTTTATGGAAGTAAAAGAAAAAGGAGAATAGAAATGAAATATAAGTCATATCTATCGCTATTGGGTTTATTATTTGCAGCGTATCTAGTATTTATGCTAGTATCTTGCAATAATGAATTGCCAGAGCAAACACAAACATCTAGTTATCACAAGAATGTGAAAGAACTGGAAAAAGAGTTGACAGACGAACACACTACATTACCTGAACTAACAGAAGAGGAAACTCAAGAATTAGAAGAGGTAATCAAGGAAAGTCGTATGGAAGCTAAAGAAGAGGTTGAAAAACAAACTGTAGAACAAATGAGAGATGAAGTTCATCAGATTTTAGACGAAATCATAGAAGAAGATAGCACCGTAGTAATATCATTTAATATGCAAGTCCAAAACCCTCTTATCAATTAATAAAATTGGATACTATTCATATACTTCATTTACCCGAAGTTAGTACCATTATCAATTATAGTATCCAAACTTGTAAAAAGGGAACAAAAAATCCTTATCAATCCAATTATGTTTTTTTTCATTATAAGTGGTCATTGAGTTTAGAGTATCGCTCTAGGCAAAAGATAAGTTGATAGTTCCCTTTTTCAATACAAAGGAGATAAAAGTGAAAGAAAGAATAACATATGTTTGTGGTTGTTGTAATGAAAAAACGACCACAGAAGAGAAATATACTAAATACCCATACAATGTATCAGATTGTATGATATCTTGCGATAAAGAGTCCAATAAGGACTTCCTAACCATAAGAAATCCGTTTAGTGGACAAAGTTACAAGTTAACTGGAGTTGAAGAATCAGTATATGCAGTAATTATGGGAAGTCAAATGTTCCCTGGTTATGAAAAAAATCCTGAATTAATAAAAGGGGTTAGAAATGGATTAGACTGGTTCAGAGAAAACAATGCTAAAGCATATATGGTATTATTGGATTAATTATGGCACAAGAAAGTATAACAAACATAATGACTCAAGTATATGAAATATTTGTTGGGGAAAATTACGATGTACAACAAGAGATAGAAAACGATAAAGAATATATTGTAGTATACGACACCTCATCCAGCAATAATGAGCCAATATTAAGAATGTTAAGATCAACTTACGATAAGACAATTCTTGATACTGTGGAGGACATATACCTTGATTATGAAAGCAAATGGAGGTAAATTCTATAATGGAAAATCAAGATAAACATCTCAAAAAATTAACACCAAAAGAACAAAAAGACATTACAAAAAAAGCACAACAATTTATTATGCAAAGAATAAAAGATATTGAAACTATACAGGGCAGAAAGCTAAATATAGAATTAATATTGATTGAAGAATTGGAATATTACGTTGTTCGGTCTTGGTTAATGGATAAAGGTCAAATGACTTTTGATTTGTTCTATACAAAAATGCGTGTTGACGAAGAGAATAAAGGAGATTAAATATGAAAGATAATAGTAAAGAAATGAAAATAATGTCAGATAAAACTATTCAAACAATGGTAGATGGGCTTAATACAAAATTAAGAGATATTGAAAGTAAGCATACAGCTCAAACACTCAATAACTTAAGTGGAGTAATATGTATCCCAGTCAACCATTATCAAAATACGGAAGACGGATTCGAGCATATAGATTTTGATACGCTAGAAGCTGAATTTCAACAAAAAATGAAAGAGTTAGAAGTTGACCAAGAAATGAGATATGATGCATGGTCAGACAAGCAAAAAGACTACTCTAACGACAGTAGATAGTATTCATACTATTTACTGGTATATTACCATAGATTCGTAATTCCTGGTTCGTGTTGGGAGGCTACCAGCGGGCAGGTTGATCTATGGTAATTTAATAATAAACATAAAGGAGAATAAAATGGGAAGATACTATCACGGAGACATAGAAGGAAAGTTTTGGTTTGCAGTTCAATCATCGTGTGACGGTGAGTTCTTTGGAATGGAAGAGCAAGACCCTAGTTATATACCTTACTATTCTGATAATTTAGAATTAGCAGAAGAAGGTATAAAAGAATGTAAAAAAGAGTTACGTGGATATTTAGGAAAGATGAATAAATTCTTTAATTCAGTAGACTCATACAACGATACAACGTTAGCAGAAGCATTAAATTTAGAAGGCGATGAGCACGATGGAAAAAGAAGAAAATTACTTGTCTGGTATGCTAGGCTAACACTGGGTAAGAAAATAGCAGCTGCAATTAAAAAAGACGGCCAATGCTGGTACGAAGCAGAACTTTAGAATTGCCTGTTCGTGGGCAAAAAAGGAAATAAGGAAGTTTAATATTTTAAACTAATCAATGTTATCTTCATAAATAATATACAGATTCACAAAATATTACTTCCTTTTTCTTGAATAATAATAACAATAACAAGGAGATTAAAAATAATGATTAATCAATTAGAGTACATAGTTCACAGATTAATAGGAACAGACGGCAATGAAAATGAATTGCTAGTTAATGTTTCAAATAAATACTACTACATAATGTCAATAGCTAAACATTTGGATTTATATTTACAACCTAAAAATGTTGTTCATTCTATCTTAAAACTAATGACTGACAGCAATGTAAGCAGAAATGCAGAAACAATATTTGCAAAAGGAATTCTTCCATCAAGCGTTTCAGTTGAAGTTGAATTTAATACAACTCAACACGAAGCAGAAGAAGTTGAATTTACATATCATAATTTGAATGAATCAGCAATAACAGGGCAACCTTTAGAGTATGATGAAAAGGATTATGAAATTAGAGATGCCATAGAAGATTATGTTCGTGATACTGATTGGGATATATCTAACGTAGATGAACCAGAACCTTACACAAGCGGATATCATAATAATTGGTTGTCTGAACCAGAAGATGACCCGTTTCTTAACTGTATGAATGAATACATTGAAGCTGGAGAACCAGAAGGAGATTATTACGCTCCATCAAACCTAAACTATGACAGCTTAGAATCTTGGGTTTCAAATGCTATTGAAATAGCAGATGAAAAAAGTCCTACTTGGGAATCTAAACTTCATAAGATGTTAGCAGAATTACAAGTTGCTTACACAGAAAAAAAGGATGAAGAGTAATGGGATTAGACCAATATGCAGGTACAATGCGTGAAGAAAGTTATGAGTATAAAAAACCTAACGGAGAAACATTCACTGAAACCTGGCAGCAAGCAGGCCCATTTCAATGGCGTAAACACGCAAGATTGCAAGAGTTTATGAACCAGTTGCATATGGAAAAAATGAAGATTAAAAACAAATGGGAACAAAGCAAGATTCACGATGGAGAAGATGCGGATGTTGTTTGGAATCCTATTAGTTGGAACAAAATAGAACTTTCAAAAGAAGACATCGATAAACTAGAAAAAGCTATAAATAATCATTATAGTGGAAGTTTCTGTGATGGTGGATTCTTTTGGGGTCATGAAATCCAAGAATCTCAAGCAGAATACTACAAAGATAAAGATTTAGAATTTGTAGAATTTGCTAAAGAAGCATTGGAAGATGGCGAAACTGTAATCTATGAATGCAGTTGGTAGTTTAAAAGATTAGTGGAATCGAGGACGATTATACTATATCGACAAGTAGTCACATCACAGGTCCCTGTATTCAGGTTCCTGAGTGACTTAAATCAGAATAGAAGCAATAATTAACAATAGCCTTATTGATTAATCATTAATAAGAGGAAAAAGTGAGTATGCATATTACTTAATCCATTATTGCTTCAGTTCTGAATAATTGAGGTAACAAAAGATAAGTGCGATTCGGAGATAGTATACTGATTTATCTAGTTACCCCAATAATTGAGTATGTAAGACGACTATAGTTGCATTACTAAATCAGAATAGAGGTAATTTAGTTAGG